CGTGAGCTTCTCTATTCTCAGGTAGAGGTAAACAAGCGTCTCAAAGCCGAACTGGCGAAGCTTCGTGGAAGCGAACCCGGAGTAAGCTCTAGGGCGACGAATCCCGGCTTCAAGTCGGCCAATACTAGCAATGCCAAGAGCGAGGACTTTGTCGCCAACGTGATGAAGTCACTAGGACGCTGACATTCCGCGTAGAAACAATTATCCCCCGATGGTTTTCATTACCGCCGGGGGATTTTCGTTTTAATCACTTACGATAAGGTCCGCTGCCACTTGGAGCAGGCTTCGGCTTAATCGGAGGCTTCGGAGGTGGCGACTGCTTGTAAGGTCCGCTTCCGCTTGGTCGTGAGAGTGGCGGGGAGCCTTTATACGGTGCGTTATTGCTCATTTGTCCTTTGGTAGTGCATACCAGCCTTCGTGGATGATGATGCGGTTATTACTACGCACCGATTTGCCGTTGGCGTCAATGACCCAAACCTTTGCCTTAACGCTCTGTGCGAGGCGCACAGGCTCACCGTGGGGGACGTAAATCACCCGGCTTGCGCAGCTCACGCTCATGCTCATCAATGCGAGCAAGAAGACCGCGCTTAAGATCGGGTTGATTTTTCGCATCTTCGCTTGAGACATCCTGCTTCGTCAGCGCGTGAAGCCAGATAACCAGCTTCATCACCAAGTCGGCCAAGAAGTTCATTCAGCTTTCGGAGCTTCGGTCTTCGCTGCCTTCTTGTTGTTGTAAACAGACCAGCCAACGCCAGCGATGCTTACGACAGCGCCTGCAAGTTCAGCGACTTGATCAGCACTGGCCAACCCTTTGGCGACGAGAAAGCCACCGGCAGCGGTGAGAAAATGGCGAATGAGAGAAGAGAGATTGGAATTCATTTTTCGTTTTTTAGTTTGCGATACAGTTCGAGTGCTTTGACTGCGCAGGTTAGAAGCGCGGCGAGTGCGCCAAGTCCCAACGATGCAGTCTTGAGATGAGGATCGGTTAATACCGCGTTCCCGAGAATGCCGATGATCGGACCACCGACACCTATTGAAATGTCTCTAAAGAAGGCGTGGTGGTCCGTCATGGTGCGTGTTTTTAGTTAGCGAGTGGAGCCTGCGACTTGGCGGCTTCCAGAATCAATTCGGCCAGAGGTACTCCGACCTTTGCGTTCTGAAAACCGCCAGCTTTAATGGCGATGTCGATGAGTTGCAGCAGGGTGTTCGCTTGTTCGGCGGTCAGTTCAATTTTAATCATGCCGACGGAGCATCGACAATCGAATCAGCCGTTGCAACATTTTCCACAACCGGAGGCGGCACCGGCGGTAAAGGCTGCGCCGCCCACGGCAACGGCAGCGTCACCACCGGCGGGTCGATCTGATTCTCGATCTGCGCGGTGACGTTCGCTTCGATGGCGGTCTTGTCCACGCCGTTCTCGTAGCACCAACCAAGCACCTGATCTTGCGTGAGGTCTTCGTAAGGCGTGAACGAGCCGCTCGGCGGTGCAAACGAGCAGGAGCCGTAGCAAGTGCCGGCGTAGGTTTTCGCTTCGTCTCCGGTGCCGGTGGTTTCAGTGCCGTTGCAACGCCAGTCGGCGGTGATAACGACATCGGTGAGTGAGCCTTCGGTCGGCTTGACTAAAAGGCGTTCGATGATCCAGAGGATGGTCATAGTATTATGATTTAACCGATTTGAACGTAGGACCATAAAACGGTAACTGAGGGAAAAAATATTTGCGTTACCTGAAGCGCAAACGTGGAGGTTGTAATGGTTATCTGTGTTCCATTGTTTGCAACAACCCGAGAACCACTAGAATCAGCAAGAATTACAGCGTATGAAGTGAAAGCTGCGGGATTACTTGCATTTGTGTAAGCATAAACAATGTATAATCCTTCACCGGGAAGAGTCGCGAAGGTCGTTGCAACGCTTATAGTTGCGGTGACAGTCCCTTTGTCTCTAACAATCGGACCAGCAACAGCGAGTTTTGCTCCAGTAACTGGCGCAACACCAATCCCCAATCCGGTGGAGTTGAGGGTCATCCGAGTGCCGCCTGCGCCGTCGAGGAAACCGAAAACACCAGCATCGCTGACTGTCAGCAGGTTGTTTGCTCCAGTCGATTCTTGAAACCTAATGCCGTTGGTTGCTCGCGCTCTGATGGCAACCAGATTCGTATCAACATACAACACAACCGCGCCACCGCTCGTAATAGCGGTAGCATTTGCCATTGCAATGTTACCGTTAGCCGTCAGTGCGCCGGTGATGGTGGCGGAGCCAGCGGTGACAAGTCCGGCAACGGTCAGCGCATCGGTCGTCTTGTTGTAAACCAGACCGGCGTCGCCTGCCAGATTCGTTCCGCCATCATTGAAGATGACTTGAGTCGTTGCGCCGGGGAGAGCAACACCGCCACCAAGAGCGGTGTATATCTCGGTGAAGTTCTGGTTGGTGTAATCGAACGAAGTCCGCAGCGGCGTCCCCGTTCCATCGTTCGGCGATGCGCCGATATTAATCGTTTGCTTTGACATATGTGACTAAATGAATGTTTCGTTGACCTACAGAAATTCGGTCATGTCCGCCGTGATGCTCGTCACGTCCGCGCTGATTACGGTGTTGTCCGCCGTGATATCAGCCGTTCCACCAAGCGTCGCCGCCTCCCAGAGTAGGCCAATCTCCAGCAATATTCGCTCGCGTGGACTCATGCATGAAGCTCCTTGAGCCTCCGCAATCAGTGTAGCCGCATCGGCACAGGTGATAATTGGCATATCAATGGTCAGCTAGAATGAACCACGCGACGCCGTTGGTCATAATCAACAGACTATTCCACTGAGGAGTTAGCGTATGCGTCGCCGCGCCATCAATCGTCTCCGCCGCGTAGCCATCGACAATGACTTGATTCGCACCGGAATTGATGCGCTTGAAAGCGTAGATTCGACCCGGAACAAGGGCCGCAGGAGGCAATGTCATCGTAATCGCTCCCGCCGTGGCATCGGCGATGATCAGATAATCGCCGCTCACCACGCTCCCACTCGCTGTCACGCTCCGATACGCACCGCGTGTCGCGCCGCCGCCCTGAAGATACGTCGCAATGCGGTTCTCCAGAGCCAGTTTGGCCAACTCGACCTCCCACGGAGAGCGACATCCCAGCGACGCCGCCTCGTTAATGAGCGTTGCCGCCTCGTCGCATGTGATGTTTGGCATATCGTTTTAGAATGATCGGTTATCAGGCCATCGGACCACGTCCGCGCTGCATCACCTCGGCGATAAAACCACCGCCGCCGGGAGCCGCACCTTCCTCTACCTCCATCTCCTCCTCCTCCTCGCCACGCTCGGCCAGCTTCTTGCCCTTGGATTTCTTCTCGTATCCGGCAATCGCCATGCCATCAATCTCGATAACCTCGGCCTTGCCATTCTTGCCAAGAAGGATCGTCGCCATAGTCTGGAACGCTTCACCTTCAGCGAGGTTCTCGGGGATTTCTACGCCTTTTGGAATCGTGAATGACGGCATACGGGGAGCATTACGCCGTGCATTGGGATGTCAATAAAAACCCGCCACCAGCTTTTCAGGCCGATGACGGGGTGCCTCACAACGAGGCGCTTTACAAGACATTCAACCCACTGATCCAACGCGGCAAAGAGTGTCGCGAAACAAAAAACCCGCAAGCATTTTCACGCCTGCGGATTCTTCGAAATGATCGGCTACTCGAATTACGAGCAGATGATCTGTGTGAGCGCGCCAGTGCAGCGGCGGAAGATGATGGTCATTCCTTGGTTTGTGAAGATAGGCTCACAAGCATGCACGAACTCAGCATAATGCTGACCCTTCTTCTCCAGAGGATCGTCGCATGACACGTCGAACTTATAGGCACCAGTCACCCACTGCCATTCGCCCATGTAGTTGGTCGGCATCCAGCTCAGATCGCCAACGCGGTTCACGGGACGCACGATGTGCGACTTGAACACATACGGAGTCACGATGAACGCGGCCTCGTACGGAGCAGTCGTCCAGCTCGGGTTGACACTGAACACAGTACCC